GTTCGCGGTGATCGCCGCCGAGTTGATGATCCGGTTGGCGCACGCGAGGCGATCGGACCATGCGTCGCCGTTCACCCACGACAGCGCGGTCATCGTGCATGCGGTCTGTTCGCCGTCGCCTGTCCCGGCGATGAGGTCGAACTTCGCGAGTGCTTCGTCGATGGTGTGAGCGGTCATCAGTTCGTCTCCTGGTGGTTCGGGGAGGTGAAGGACACACACATCGACGCGGTCACGGGCGCGTACCAATAGGGGCGCCCGCGGCAGTCGAAGCGAAGTCGGTAAGCAAACGCGACCGTCTGACCTTCTGCACCGGACGTCTGCCCCAACCAGCGCCGCGACGCGGTCACATGAGCGGTCTTCGCCTCGTCGAAGCGCGCGCTCACGATTCCCCTCCCATCGAATTCCCTGTGTTTGTGTCCGCACTTCCCCGAACAGCCACAAACACAGGGAGACCCCATTCCTCCTGCAACGAACCACCGACCGACGCGCGCTTCTTGCCGGTGCGCGCGAGGTGACGCTTCGCTCGCGTCCACGCGCTCGAGACGGTGTCGGAGCGGTAGCCGCGGGGCGCGAGCACCGCGACGACTTCGGCGAGGATGCGCGCCCGACCGTCGGCCATCAGCTCCCGGATCGCTGCTTCCGCACCGCCACGCAGGGCACGTTCACCCGCGGCGCGTGACGTCTCCGGGTCGTGGAGGTGGTAGGGCGCGTCGGGAAGTCCGGAGAGGGGCGCAGGAACTTCGTGCGCGGGCATCGGGACCCGAGCCGGGTATCGGGGAGTCTCCGGGTAGCACGACTCACAGAGAGACCGTGGGCGTCCGTGACCGCGGTACTCGACCGGGTTGCCGCACTCCCGGCAGGTCGTCGTCAACGCGAGCTCGGCCTGGCTCATGCCGCGTCGTCCGTCTCGGGAAGCGACGATCGCAACAGGCCGCGCTCACGGGCAGCGGCGGGGGCGACGTGGTGAATCCAGTCGTGACACGCACCACAGACCGCGATCAGGTTCTCGAGTACGTCGGGTCCACCGCGCCCTGACGGCCAGACGTGGTGAGCGTGGTGGGCAGTGCCGACACACACGCCTTCCACGCGGGCTTCGCACCGCCACGTTGCGCGAGCCATGACTACCGGACGCAGTTCGTCCATCCGGTCGCGGTGGGTACGGCCCTTCGATCCGACGACGCGGAGACGCTTGCGACGCTTCGGCTTCCAGTTGCCGACATCCTTGAACCGGGTGACGACCTCGCGCGACGTCATGCCGCACCTCGCGCCTTGGCCTTGAGGCGTTCACGCTTGCGGTGCGCTGATTCTTTGCGGCGCTTCGCGGTGCCGCCGAGCCGCGCGGTGCGGCGGTACTGGCGCGGGCGCCGTTCGTTGTGCTCGCGCTGCTGCTGTAGGCGGCGGTCGTAGGCGCACAGATCGGAGCACGTCACCGGCACGGCGCCAGCGCGGCGAGGGGCCACGAACGTCGCAGCGCACACGACGCACGTCAGCTCTCGCCATCCGACGTCGAACTGCGCCCGTTCCGTCGGAGTCATCCCGCCGCGGAACCCGTGCCTGTAGGAGAACCCGCGAGCGAACATCTCGCGTTCCTCGTCAAGCGCAGCGGCAAGACACGCCGCAACGACTGGACACCCGGCGCACGCTGCACGCGCGGCCGTGTACGGGCGACACCCGGAGCGCGATCCCTCCGGGTAGAAGTCGGTCACGGGCATGGACCGACACGCGGCCAGCTCACGCCAGCTCACGCCGGCACCCCGCGTGCTGCTGCGGCGAGAGCGGACAGCGCGGGATGCGTAGCGTCCTTGCGGTTCGCCACGAGCGCGCCGAGCACCACGTCGTCGATCACGGCCTCGTCGTCTCGGTCCGCGAGGCGCACGGAGACCACCGCTCCGCCTGGGTGGAAGCGGACCGAACGCGTCAGGTCGCGCCTCCGCGGTGGGACGCGGAACGCCGGAACGTGCAGGCCGTTCGCGAGGCAGGCCGCGCCAACTCGGCGCGCTACGGCAGAGAACTCGAGCGGCGTCACGTCGAGCCGATCGGGTGAGCGTCCAACCACACGGCGAGGCCGGCCGTCTGCTCGTCGGTGATGCCGACGAGGTCCATCGCGATGCCCGAGTCATTCAGGAACTCGTCGAGCTCGCGGTGCGCCTTCGTCGCCCCGGAGACCTTCGTGGCGCGGTACTCGGCGATGCGCTCCGGGACGGACAACTCGTCGGGCTCCGGCTCGACGTCGATGACGTTGGGGTCGTCGGTACGGGCGATCGGATCGTCGGTGTCATCGGGCCGGAAGTCGAAGACCCCTTCGTCGGCGGCGAGGGCCGCGGCGAACTCGGGCGACATGGGCAGGTAGGGGGACATGGCGCGGATCACCGTCTTGCGCGACATCGGTCCGGGGTCCGTCACCCACGGCCCGGACGACTTCGCCTTGGATCGGTTCCGCCGCTCTGCGATCTCGGCCAAGTCCATGACGTGCAGCAGTTGGCCCCCACCGGGGAACTTGGCGATGCCGTAGTACGCAATCGTCTCGCCGCGGTCGTTGAGCTTGGGGACGTGGCGCAGGAACTCGGCCGACCCGTACTCGAACGCGAAGTCGTCCTTGGTCCTGACTTCGCGCGCCACGATGTCGAGCAGTTGGCCCGACCGGCGAGCGAGGTCGATGTAGCCGCGATAGCCGATGATGAGCGAGACTTCGCCGTTGTAGGGAACGAGATACGCCTGGCCGAGCGGTCCCGGTTCGAGGCCGAGCTGTGCGGCCTGCATCATCGAGCCGAGCAGCGACGACGGCGTGCAGGTGAGCAGCTTCTTGGTGCGCTTGCACTCGGTGAGGACGATCCGGGCGAACCGCTCGGTCGTGAGGTGGCGCGGGAGGGCGCGAGCGATCTCGTGCTTCTGCACGTCGATCAGTTGAGCGACGGTGGGCTTGGGCTTCTCGACCTCGGTCGAGCTGGCGGCGACAGACTCCGCGAGGGTCATCGCGCCCCCTTCAAGAGGAAGGCGCGAGACGGCGGGCCGGCGGGGTGCTCGCAGTCCGGGCAGTTGTGGAGGTGGTCTCGCTGCTTCCCCGCCTTCCAGGTGACGACCTGCTCGCCGTCGAGCAGACCGATCTCGGCGTTGCCAAGCAGCGCCTTCAACTCGTTCTGCACGAGATCCACGTCCGCCTTCGCGTCCGTCGCCATCTGCTTGGCGAGACGCAGTTCCTCCACGAGTCGACGCGCGTCGTCGGGCAGGTCGACTTCCAGGTCGCGTTCGGAGAACGCGTAGAGCTGCGCGAGTGCCGTGGTGGTCGACTGGTGTCCGTCTACGGGGGGCGGGTCGCCGTCGAGCACGCGCTGCCAGAACCGTGTCTCGATCTCGACGAGGAGCGCGATGGTGTCCTCGTCGCGCTCGAACGTCCAGGTGTCGTAGTAGCGCCCGTCGAGCAGGCAGGCGAAGTGGACGCGCTCGCGGCCGGTGACGAGGAGTTGATGCTGACCCTGCACGAGCACGCGTTCGGGCGGGCCGTCGCGCCAGTCGTGACGCAAAGCGGAGGTCTTGATCTCCAGCAAAGCGACATCGCCGACGAGCCGGTCCGGCGAGCACAGCATGAACGGGTGCTCCGGGTGGCGGTACATGACGGTCGGCTTGGCTACCTCGAGGCCGGTGTCGTCGGCGAACTTCGCGGCGATCGGGTCCTCCAGGCGACGGCCCCACTCCATCGCCGGGTTCTCGGGCTCCTCGTCGAGCTCGCCGCGCTTGTCGAGGTAGACGACGAACGGGGAACGGAAGCGGTCCAGGCCGCAGATGGCAGGCGCGTCCGAGGAGCCGATGCCTTGGCGGCGCACATCGAGCCACTCGTCGCGGCTCATGCCGTCGATGTCGATGGTGGCGGTCACAGCATCTCTCCTTGGCCCGTGCACGCGGCGACCTCTGAGGCGAGGTACGAGTAGGCGTCGTGGACCTCCGGGGGGTCCGCATCGTCGAGCGTCGACGCGATGTAGTTCGCGAGCGCGTCGGCCAGCGCGAGCGGGAGGTCGACCGAGGTCGGATAGGCCATGCGTTACGCTCCTTGGTGTCGGGCGCTCCGACCGCTCTGCTTCCAAGGGCAGCGGTCGGAGCGTTCTCGCGTCAGGACTGGTCGTTCCGGAATCGGTGCGGGTACTTCTCGAGGTTCAACACCTGACCGGAGTCCGCGAGGAACCCGGCTCCGATCGCGACGCCGAACAGGAACCGGCCGCGGTACTCGACCCGCACGCGCGGCAGAGGCTCCGGGGTGACGGGCCGACCGAGGGCGTTCACGCGTCACCTTCGATGCGGACGTAGGCCGGTGCGGGCTTGCCGTGTTGACGGTTCGGACAGGACCCGTGGATCGCGGATGATCCGGGAAGAAGGCCGATGCGGTGACCGCACGCGGAGCAGGCGAACTCTTGGAGGCTCACGCGAGCGGCGCGATCGTCTGTCCGGATGGGAGGCCCGAGAGACGCCACATGAAGTGCGCGTCGTCTGCGTGGGCGCGGAGGGCGGCGAGCTTGCGTTCGTCGAGCTGGCTGAACTTCGCCTCCAACGCGACTCTCAGGTTCGCGACTCCACGCAGGAACGCGTCGCGGTCGCCTCTCACGACTGGTCCCTCGCGGCTTCTTCACGCGCGGCTTGGAGAGACCAGCGAGCGAGACGTGACCCCGGACGCATCGAGCGGAGCGGAACAGGAACGCTTCCGGTCGTACCGTCCGGGGCCACATCGAGACCAGCCGTCCCCGACACGGCGGAAGGAGCCGTCGGGGGTTCGCTGGTCTCCACGGGGGCCAGCGGCGACGCACTCGCCTGCACCCCCGCGTTCTTGTCGCGGTGCAGCCACAGGAACCCGGCCGCGATGGCGAGCAGCGCGAGAACACCGAGTGCCGCGACGAGGAAGTCGCCCGACGTGTACTGCTCGGCGGTCACCGGCCACGCCATTCGCGTCGAAGCTGCGCGCCCCGCTGCTCGCGTTCCACATCACGCCACCGACGCGAACGCCGGACCATCAACGCGAAGTCGATCGCCGCGACAAGCACGATCCCCGCGAAGATCACCCACGCGAGCGCGCGTCCGAAGCCGGTACCGGGAGCAGTCGCCAGGAAGATCACGACTGCCTCGACCGCAACTCGGAGAGCACGTCGTGGGCGCCGTCACGAACACCACGGTCGTAGAAGGTCATCGCGCCGGCAGCGAACCCGAGGCCGATGAGGAGGAGCAGGAAGGCGTACCCGTACAGGAACGAGAACGCGCAGACGAGGGTCAGGGCGAGGAACCCGAGCACCTTCACGACGCGGCCTCGGTGGGCTCAGGAGCCAGCAGCCGCTCGACCTCGACGCGGCGAACACGGATACCGCGACCCGGCGTCCGGACTGCGGTGACCATCTCGTCGCGCACCCAGCGGCGCACCGTTCCGGGATGGACCCGGTAGAGATCGGCGACTTCCTGCACCGTCAGGAGCTCGGGAGAGGCGTTGGTCACGAGCGAGAGCGTAGAACATTCAACGCTCGGTTGCAAGACCCTTCATCACCGACTTTCAGTGTTCATCCGGCCACGCCTTGCAACAGGAGCGCACAATCTGTACGCTCTCCGGAACAGAACCCCCCGCACGGTGGAGAGAGGAACGATGACGACAGCACAGGTCCTCCGAGTTGAGTGGACGATGGCCGACCGAATCAGCAAGGTTCGGCGCACCCTGGATCTCGAGCAGGAGGAGTTCGGCCAGAAGGTCGCAGGCGTGGGCTCGGCAGCGGTCTCGAAGTGGGAGCGCGACCGCGGCAAGCCGTCAGACCCGATCGGCACAGCGCGTCGCATCGAAGACCTCGCCATCGCCAGCGGGCACCCGGAGTTCACCGCAGCATGGGTGCTCGGACTCGACTCGTACGACGAACCACGAACCGGAGGCACAATGGGCATGTTCGACAAGATCAACGTCGAACGCCCGCAACGCTCGCGAGGCCAGAACCGCACCGGCGCAGGGCGCAACCGCGCTGGCGGAACCCGGCCCGCAGAACGCGGCCAACGCGCTGCCTGACCCGTCAGATCCAATCGACCCCTTGCACCCATCCCCACGGTGAGTGAACATTCGCCCACTCGGCACCGCACGCGAACAGGGCCGGGTGGGCGAGGCCCGATGGACGGAGCCGAGATCATTCGGCGGCACGTCGCGCACATGACAAGACGCGGCTTACGACCGACCACCGTCACCTACCGCATCCGCGCGCTACGACGGCTCGAGATCCACGCAAGTCGCTCCCTGCTCCACATCCACCTCGACGACCTCCGCGCCTACCTCGACGCGCTCCCCGACGCGGGCTACCGCTCCGCAGAGACCAGCCACTTCCGCGGGTTCTTCAAGTGGGCAACGATCGAGGGCTACGTCCACGAGGACCCGACATACCGGCTGGAACGCACCCGGCGGCGGAAGTACCTGCCGAACCCGATGCCCGTCGATGACGTCGCTCGCGCGCTCCAGAACCCGCCCGCTCGGATCGCGAATGCGATGTGGCTCGCAGCGTACGCGGGTCTACGCGCCTGCGACCTCGCGCCGCTCCGGCGTGAACACCTGATGATCGACGCTCGGGTCCCGACCGTGTTCGTCGAGGAATCCAAGGGCGGGAAACCTCGCACCGTGCCGCTCGCGCCGCTGCTCGTCGAGGCCCTGCGACTCCCCCGCTCCGGGTGGCTGTTCCCCTACCACGACGGGCGCAGCGGACACATCACCGCCCACTACATGTCGATGCTCTGCAACGCCTACCTTCACGATCTCGGCATCGACCACACGCTCCACACGCTGCGACACCGGTTCATCACGGACTGCTACGCCGTCGACAGGGATCTCGTCGTCACCCAGGAACTCGCCGGGCATGAGTCGATCGAGATGACCCGCCGCTACACCTGGACCGACCCTGGCGCCGCGGCGAACACTGTCGCTCAGCTCCCCGACCCACGGCGCGTGCTCACGTTCGCCTGATTCGGTGTACCCTCCGCGTCCATGCAGAAGGGAGCGCTCACCGAGACCGGCGCCCGGTTCTCGGACCGGAATCTCATCGCAGCCAACCTGTTCTCCGTCGCCCGCGTCACATGCAACATGCACGACGCACTTCTGATCGAACAGCGACGGACGAACCAGCTTCTCGAAACCCTGATCGAGCTCGGCGGGGGCGACGTGCCCGATGTTGAGCCAGCAGTTCTGGTGGAGCACCACTCGTTAGACCCGATGACCGGCGAACCCGTCCGGGATCGGGCCTGAGCAATCTCATCCGGTGAACGTTACGGTCCGTGATGCACTGCGCGACTCACACGGGAAGACAACCCGGCTCCAGTACGCAGCCGCAGCGAAGAAGTGCCGAGCCACCTAAGACAATTCGAGGCTCGAAGTGCAAGCACTCTGGAACGGTTTCTGGTACTACGGGATGTGGTTATTCCTGATCCCGTTCGGGGCAGGCGCAGGAGTGTGGATCGTTCGTCGAACGCGAAGAAGCCCCCGACCGAAGTCGGGGGCGCAACGCGTGAAGTGACGGGCTAGGTCAGGACGCGGCGAGCACGACCCTGCGTACCTCGAACATACCCTCGAACACGCGGTCCAGAGACCCGGTCGCGCGGGCGGTGAGCTCGAACACGTAGCTCTGCCCGGCGACCACGCTGGACGCGGCAATCTCACCCGCGCTCCACGTCACCGTGACGTTCGGGACGCCGGTCGGTTCCTTCCCGGAACCTGCCGCGCCCGTGATGCCCGAGGCCTTCGTGAGCTTCGCGGCGGAACCCTTGTCGCCGATCAGGAGCGTGAACGTGTAGCCCGTCGAGAAGTCGATGAGGGTGCCGTCGTCGTCTTCGAGCCAGAGCTTCGCGGCAGGACGATCCGCCGTGATGTGGTAGGCGAGCTTCTGGCTCATCGGCGCTGCTCCCGGAGGGTGGCGGTGTGGCCGCGGTCGCGGACCGTCACGGTGTGGCCGTCGTCGTCGATCGTGGCGGTGTGGGTTCGATCTCGCAGTGTCGCGGTGTGACCGTTGCCGTCGAGGGTTGCGGTGTGGCCGCGGTCGCGGAGGGTGAGCGTGATCGGGTTGGGGTCCGCGGTGGCGCCGAACGTGCCGTCCGCGTTGATGGTGCAGCCCGCGAGCAGCGCCGCGAGGGTGCCGACCACCGACGAACCCGACGCGGCACAGAGCGCATCCGCGAGGGTCGCAGCGAGGCTTCCCGCCGCGCCCACCCCACCAGACACGGAGCCCGTTGCGTCATCGAGCGTGGCGGCGCAGGACCCGGCGACACCATGCCCACCGGAGGCCGCGCCTGTGCAGTCCGAGAGGGTTGAGCCGAGAGCCCCGGTGACCGACGACCCGGAAGCTGCGCCGGTCGCGTCGTCGAGCGTGACGGCCAGGGTCCCAGCAGGGCCGGTGCCACCTGTCGCGGTGGAAGTCGCGTCGGCCAACGTCTGCGCGAGGGACCCGGACGGGCCATGCCCACCGGACGCGACGACGGTCGCTCCGGCGAGGGTCTGAGCAACCGTGCCGGTGACGCTCGAACCTGAGGCCGCGCACGTCGCGTCCGCCAGTGTGACCGCGACGGTGCCGGTGACGGTCGTTCCTTCGGAGTGGGTTTGGCCTGGCGCAACCCATCCGAACGCGTCGCCACCGAACATGCGTCAGGACCCGTTTCGTCCGGATGCCTCGATCAGATCGGCCATGCCGTCGAAGAACGTCCCGAGCCGGTTCACGACGACTTGAAGCGTCGCTACCGCGTTTCCCGCGGTGACGGTGGTACCTCGCGCGTCGCTCGCCCACTGACGCAACGTCGGCACGGAGGCTTTGATCCTAGCGTCGCGGAGGGCGGCGAGTCCGGCGTTGGAGCCGACTTTGGGGCGATGTTCGACGGTGCCGCCATTCGCGGTGCGAGTCGCCCACGTCTCATGGTCGGCGGTCTCGGAGACCTTGGTCGGCGTGTTGAGAGGCAGGCCGTCGTACTCCGCCATATCACGACACCTCCGCGTACACGATGCGGGTCGAGTTGGCGAACGTGAACGGGTTGGGACACGACGCCGGATTCGTCAGGCTGGTGTCGGCACTGCCCCCAACCTTCGGGTTCTGACCTCCCGCGTTGCCGAACAACACCAGACCTTCCAACGTTGGGACCGTCGTGGCTTTCACCATGATCCCCACGTAGTACAACCCTGCGTACGTCGTGACGAACGTCGACGACAAGTTGAGGGTCTTGGCCGAGTTCGCCGCCCACGCCGTTGACGTGTCATCTGCGGTGACTCGCAACATCGCGCCTGCGGAGTCGAACAGGGCGAACCACTGATTCGTGCCGACGCTGAGCGCGGTGGTCGCGGAACGGAACGTGATCGACGTGCAGGTCAAGCCCTTCGGCAAGAAGATCCGGTAGACGCTGAGCCGCCCGGTGGAGAGCTCCGCGGCGTTCGCTCCAGCGAACAGACCGCGGTCGTAGGTGGAGGCGATGGAACCCGTCGTGCCGCGTGTCGCGGCTTCGCCCGTGAGATAGCTCTCGATGTCGGTGAGGGTCTTCGCGGTGATCGTCGCTGCGATCTGATCCCCAACGACGACGGTGCGTGCGCTCGTCGATTCCTGTGTGCGGGTGATCGTGAGGGTGTCGGTGGAGATGTTCGTGACCCGGACGATCTCCGCGTTCGCGGGGGTTGGGATCGTGCCGGTCGGCCAGATCGTCGCGTTGAACGGCACCGCCGGGAACCGGGCACCTTCACCGGATGCGACGACGAGTGACGTCCCCGACGTCGCGGGGGACGGCGCGGTCGCGACGGTGGAGTACGCGAGGTTCGCGTGAGCGTCAACCGCCACAGCTACGCGTTGCCCGCGGTGATGACGAACGAACTCACCGCGACCGGGCCACCTGCGACGAGCGACGTGGTGTTGAGGTTCAGATCCGAGCCCGAGGTTCCCACGTTGCCGTCGATGACGAACGTCCCACCGGAGGTGACGACACGGAACCACGTCGCGGTGCCGGTCGCGTTGGCACTGGAGTCGTTCGTGATCGCGGAGAGCGTGAGGACACCCGACGACGCGCCAGGCGCAGCGGTGGCGGACAACGCCAGCTCCGCGAGGAGTGTCGTCGCCGAACCACCCGACGCGGGCCGCGACCCGTCGTAGATCCGCAGCAGACCATTCGATCCGATCGCAGTAGTGATCGCGTCCATCTGCGCGTTGCGGACGGTCGTCGAAAGTGCGAGGGCCATCAGGTCTCCCGTGTCACTTGTTCTCGGCGTTGGGGTGGTCGGTTGCCGCCGCGCGACATCCCGACCGCGGGGTCACAGCCGACCGGTAAGAAGGTTCGCGACGAACAACACCATCGCGATGACCAGCCCACACAGCTGCACGATCTGCCGCGTCCGGTTCGCGTCCATCTTCGCGTCAAGGCTGTCGAAGCGATCCTTGGTGTCCGTGCGGAAGTCGGCGACGTCGCTGCGGATCTGCACTTGATCGTTGCGGATGTGCTCCACGCGTTCAGCGAGGACCGCAACCCGGACAGTCTCCGGCTCATCACGCTTAGAGCCCACGACGCTCGATCACAGCGATGAACAAGCGTGGGGTGGCGTCCAAGGCACACAGCGTCAAGTTGATCGGCCGTTCCATACCGTCTCGACCCATCGCCGACAGCGCACGACGTTGACCTGCCGCGGGTGACACGCCCGTCGCCACCGTCCGCTCGAACGATTCTTCGTGGGTTGCCCGGTACTTGTCGGGAACGAATGCGAGGATTGGTTGACCGATCAACTGTGCCGGGGTCCACCCGATCACGTCTTCGGCGCCTGGTGTCACGTACAGCACTTGCCCTTGGCTGGTCGCCCACACCAGACATGCCCGTGTATCCGCTCTGGTCATCTGCACTCCGGAAGGTCGCGAAGCAAGCGGGGATCGAACGACAGGGAGTAGTCGTGAAGACGGGCGGAGAGAACGCGGTAGGCGTGCTCACACGACGGGGGTGCATCGCTGGAGAGAATCGCAACGATGACGATCACCGCGACCGCGAGGACAGCAAGGACCGGACTCCACCGGTGCATGTCATCGCCCCTGCATCAACGCGGTGAGCAGGATTCCCAACCCGAGCGCCATCAGCCCACCGACGCCGGCCGTGAGACGATCCAGTTTCCGGTTGACTTTCTCATCTCGACCAGTGGACTTCGCGTCGAGCTCCGCGAGACGTTCACCCACCCTGGTCTCGAACCGAGAGCGCCAGTCATCCATCTCGTCAGCGTGCTCACGCTGATACCGCTCCAGACGATCCAGGTCACTGACAGCAAGACTCACGCGCAGTGCATCCGTCCACGTTGAGTCCCGGTACCACGCTTCGATCCGCGGCGCTTCTCTGCGTTCAGACATCGCGTCACGCTGGCGGGATGCTGTCGAACCAACCGGCGGGCAACTTCCAGATCGGGTTCTGGAACGGCCAGTTCGTCCACCACGACAGCTCGTCCCATGACGTGACAGCGCGCCGCGTCTGCCACGAGTCCTGGTCGATGATCCACACCTGACCGTTGCCAGGGTCTCGCTGGTACAGCCCGATCGCCATGTCAGCTCTCTTTCGCTGGTTGCGACGCGTCGGGCCTCATCGCGCCACCTGCACGGGTTCGTCATCACGGTTACATTCCCTCACCGTCGGCACCTCCTGTTAGGTGTCGGCACAGGCCCCGCGGTCGGCCCTTGAAGTTGGCCGCGGGGCCGCTCCCTGCTCAGGCCGGTGCGCCTGCCCCAACGAGGGCGCGGTACTGCTCGACCGACAGAAACGCGGTCGGGATCGGACACGGCACCGACGGGTGCGTGTACTGCAACACCTCACTCGGCACGCCGAACTGTCCGTCGATCGCCCCGGCGAGCGCCCGGAGTGGACGGTCGTTCGGCGAGATCAAGTACGCCTTGCCCGACGCGACAGGCTGCGACTTCTCGTTCCAGATCATCTCGACAGCGCAGTACATGGTCTTCCCCTTCGGGGTCGGTGCGGGAGCGTCGACACTCGGGCGCGCCCCGGAGTTGAATCGGTCGATGAAGTCGCGCAGCCCGTCACCAGGACACGCGGTCGCGACGTAGGACGAGTGCGGACGGAGCGGCCAGTCGAGGCCGTGCTGCTCGACGGCTTCCGTCGCGAAGTCCGCGATGGCCCGCTCGAGCTCGGGTGTGATCGCATCGTCGGTGCCGACCAGCGCGCAGATCGCACGCGAGCCGGGGTTGTAGTTGATGCCGTCCTGCACGCCGTTCGCGGCGGAGTCGCGGTCCCAGCCGCGGCCGATGAACCGTTCGCCGTGGATGCACGCCCCGAAGTTGTACGCACCGTCAGGGCCGTACTCGTTGGAGCGTTCCGACTTGATCCGTTCCCACTGCGCGGCGCAGCGCGCGTGGTCCGCGTTGCCCGCGGTCCCGACGACACCGAGGTAGTGGACCGACGGGTTCGCCATCAGGTCTGGTTCGGGACCGTGTAGACGCCGAGCGCGATAGCGAGCGCGGTCGCGCCAGCGATCCACTCGGGACCCGTGATCGCCGACGGGTCCGACGCGACGACGAGCGTCGCCCAACCGATCGCGCCGACGACGATCGCGGTCACTGTCTTGCGGTACTTGGCAAGGACGGTCATGGTGGTGCTCCTCTCGGAGAGGTCAGGTGCGGTACCAGAAGGCGAACATGGACGGCGAACCTTCGGTGTCGATGATGTTCAAGGCGCCGCCGCTGTTCTGAAACGCCAACATCTCGAAGTAGTCCGCCGCGCTCATCGCCCGAACCGTCGACAACGTGTTCGTCAACGCAGCACCGGCGTACGCGACGAACGCTTGCACCGCGATGTACGGGGTGGTTCCGTTCAACTGGAACGTGAGCGCGCGGTGCCCGGAACCGTTGGCTGCGAAGCCGATGGTGGAGCCGCAGAGGTACTTGCCGCCACCGCCGGTCGGGACGGTGACACGCGACGGGTTGCTCGATGTCGAGTGCATCGCGGCGTTGTCGAAGCGTTCCGAGTTGAACGTGACCGCCTGGTTCGATCCGCTCGACGTGTGGGAGATCGGCGCGTTGTTGTAGATGCTGCACGATGGCGAGTCGGTCGCGATCCACGCGATGTTGTCGCGGCCGTAGGTGTTCCAGTCCGCGGCTTTCCAGGCGGTCCCCGCGACTGCGGTGAACGGCGTCCCGAACCCCATCAGGCAGCGTCCTTCGCTGCCTTCACCCTGCTGGTCACCATCCGGTCCAGGTACTCCTGCGGTGAGATCAGATCGTCCGGCATATCCACCCCTGCCGCGACGAGAAGGCCGTTGCGCAGCTCTGGGGCGACGCCTTGCATCAGCACGGCTTGCACCTTGAGCTCGTCGATCGTTTCGCCTTTGTGGGCATCCCACGACTGGTTGCTCGTCGGCCAGTCCGCGAGGACACGGATGACCGCGGCACGTTCTTTCGGGGGTTGCCATGAGACCTCGAACACGCGGCCACACGCGAGGCACACCATGTCCGGGTTGCGGTCCCACACTGCGTTCGCCGCGGCGCACTCCAGGCACTCCGCGATCCAACGTCCCGCGTTGATGTGCGGCACGACTTGGCGTTCGTCGCGGACCGGTTCGATCGCCGGGCGAGGGAAGGGGTGCGGCGGGCATTCCCCGGCGAGGAACGCGGCTTGCCAGGCGACCACCTCGTCGAACGTCGTGCAGTGGTAGGCGTGGCGTTGGTCTTCGATGATCGCCGGGTAGGCGTCGTCGGAGTAGGTGCGCGGGTTGTCCGGGTCTGGCGGTGAGGCGTCGAGGCGCGTCGAGAGGCCAGGGACTTCCACGAAGTGCGACACGTTGCAGCCTCCGTGGAGCTAGTACGCCAGCAGCCCAGAATCGAGCAGCCCGTAGGTGTCGTCGTCGAGGATCAGGTACGACCCGACGTTCGGATCGACGGGCGAGCAGCGGAAGGTCGTCTGCCACGACATCGGTGAGAAGCGGTGCTCGATGCCTTCGATGATCTGGTCCAGCACGATCTCGGCGTCGAGGCCGGCGGGGGTGCGTTGGATCGTGATGCGTTCGCCGATCTCGCGGTCGAGGGCTTGGGGCCAGAGCCGGTCGGGGTCTTTGCGGGGCTTGAACGCGAGGGTCTTGACGCGGGTCTGTTCGCGCTTGAAGCGGGCAAGGAGCCACATGCCGCGGTCGCGCACGGTGGCGTCGTCGCGGTCTTCGGAGTTCGGTGCGGACCAGGAGCGGTCGCCGTAGGTGTTCTGGATCAGGTCGTCGTCGCGGACGGTGACGGTGACGCCGTTCTCGCGGGACGTGATGACCGGGTTGCGGATCAGGGTCTCGGCACGTTCGTAGTCGAGGCCGTTGTTGTCGTACTTCAACTCTGCGGACGAATGCCCGTCGCCGAACGTCGCCTGCGAACGCGTGCTCGCGAGGTTGAGGAGCGGGTAGTGCCGGTTCCGCCAGACGACCTTGCCGTCTTTGCCCATGAAGAACTGGCCGAGTTCGGTGTCAGCCCAAGCTTGGAGGACGGAGAGGGCCGAGTTGCCCGTCGACCATTTCGCGGGACCGAGGATCGAGATACCCGTCTCGATGTCGCGCAGCTCCGCGGGCCAGTCGATCGCGTCGAGGAACCTGTCGACGCGGGTGCCGGTGTCGTCGTCAGCCCAGCCCGTCAACGCCGCGAGGGCGTGAGCCGCAGCACGGGCCGCGGGGACGACAGTGCCATTCCAGACGCACACCTCGTCGATCGTTCCGCGTTCGTCGATCTCGTACCATTCGCCGTCCGCGAACGGAGGCTGCGGCAACTGCCTATTCGTTCCGAAGCCGTAGTCGCCCACCGCGATGTCAGTGACATTCCCGATCGTCCACCCCGACGGCACAGAGGGCGGGAAGGACGGCAACCCCGTGCCGTTGGTCGCGACCGGACCGGACGAAATCGCGCCGTCCAGGTAAACCAGGAACGAGGACGCCGACTCCCACACACCAACGAAGTGATGCGGCGCGTCGTCATCGACCGGCACGGCGGTGAACGCGAACCGAGAGTTCGACGCCGCATCGCCCACGGCAACTCCGAGGCGACCCGAGCGCGAAGGGCTGACGTAGATTGTCACGCCCGGATCGTTGAAGTTCTCCGGGGAGTCCGAATAGCAGTTGAACACAATCGGAATGGACAGCGGATCCGATCGGATCTTGAACATCCCCGACACGGTGAACGGGTAGCCGGTGATGAGGTCCGGGTTCTGGATCGTGACGCGTTCTTCTTGCGAATGCGCGAACGCGACCCCACCATCGGCGTCGTTCACAACCAGGCCGGGGACTCCCTGCTGGCAGTTGTCGTAGACGCCGTAGTTCCCGCCCGGTGACGAGTCCGTGAGCCGAGGCGTGTCGGACTCCCCGAGGCGGAACCACGCGTCGGGGTTGTCCTTCTGGATCTCCAACGCCCACGCGGAGGACGGGAGCTTGATCTGGTTCAGTCGCTCGAAGCCGTCCTTGACGGTGATCGTCGTCACGAACATCACGTCGTCGGGGACGGTGTGACCCCACGACGTGATGTACCCGAAGAACACCGGGTAGGTGACGCCTGCCCACTTCGCGCGGATGCGGACCTGGCGCATCGGAGTGAGCTTCCCGAAGTACGGGCCTGCCGTGTTCTCCGGGTCGTACCGGCGGTCCTCCGTGCGGATCGTGAGGGTGGCGGTCCCGGCCTCGAAGCGGTCCTGTTCGATCTGCCTGCCGCGTTTCGTGGTCCCTTCCCACGTCACCGACGTGAGTGGGACCCATTCGCCGTTCGCGGAGTTCGGACCGGAGTCTGGCATCCAGTCGATGTACAGCTCCGGGTAGTCCTCCGACGCGGTGACCGTGATGTCCGGCGCGGGCGGGGCATCCGAGCCGCGTTGCGGGCGATGGAACCGCGGGTGACGCGGGGCCATCAGCCTGCAACGTCAGCGTTGAGGCCCTGCACCACCCACAGATGGTTCGTGATCGTGTTCGACGCGGACGACGCCGACCATGTCGCGGTGAGATCGAGCGACATCGCGGCGACGGTCGAGACCGTCACCGCGGCAGGAGACGACGCGGGGATGCTGAACGCGCCGACACCGCCGAGCGTCACGGAACCTTCGACGATGAGCGCACCAGACGAACCGATCGTGTCGCAGCGGACGAGCACGTCGATGAAGTAGGCGAGGTTCGCCGCGTTGTTCGAGCACGTCAACGCTGCGGACGACGCGAGCAACGTCCCGCCGGAGCCGTTCGCGAACAGACCGAACGTGAGCGTCGGGGTACCTGTCGTCGAGTGCCGACCTGCCGCGGTGACGCGCAGCACAGCGCCACGGAACAGGGCGCCGGCGCGGATCGTCAGCGGCGGGTTCGTCGTCGCGTTCGGGGAGATCGTCGCGATGGACGCCGACGACGCGAGTGGCGTGCCGTCCGTTGTGGATGCGACGCCGCCCGCGAGTGACGCCCAGGTCTGCAATGCCACGGTCGCGCTCCTAGTCGTTGAGTCCGAGAGACCCGGACCGTTGCTTCTTCAACAGGCCCTCATGGACCGCGTCGACGGTCTCTTGTGAGACCTTCGTCATCGCGCCTGTCACTTCGACCGTGCTGCCGTTCAGGGCTTCCAGCGTGGAGACCAGCTCGGCCAGATGCGGCCAGTGCTTCGCGACCAGATCAGTCATCGAACATCCCTCCCGCGACCTTCACCACCGCGTTCCAGGTCCGGCTCGTCACCCGGTTCAGGGCTTCTTCCACACCGTTGATCGCCTCCTGCGCTGACGCGGTGATGACATCCACTTCGATGCCCTTGTGTGTCGGGATCTGCGACGCGGTGAAGATGAGCCAGTTGATCTTGTCGATCTGCTCCTGCACCGCGCCCGTCGCGTCGCCGTACTTGTCCTTCGTCGCTTGCAAGTTGTTCCGCATGTCGACGAGCGCACCGACGCCCTCGTTCTTGAGCTTGTTCGCCAGCTCGGCTTCGTCGATCGTCAACTGGTTCGCCGCCGCAGAGGCTGCGATGCGCGCCTGCTCCACGTTCAGTTCAGCGGCGCGCACCTCCTCGGCGGTCGCGTTGCCATCTGCACGCTTCTCGGCCAGTGCCTGTTCAGCTTCGATGACGTTGAGTTGCGACTGCTGGTAGCCGACCGCTCCGCCCTGCGCGGCGAGGTACGCGTTCTGGAGTTGCTGGATGGACTGCTTCGCTTCGTCCGTCGCGGCTGCAACGTCGAGGGTGCCTGCCGCGATGGCGTCGAGGTCGGCCTTGCGGGCCTTCTCCGCGGCAGCCGCTTCCTGGACCTGGCGGCGCAGTTCCGCAATGCGCGGGTTCAGCTCGTCGTGGCGGGTACGAAGACCCAGGAGCTGCTTGTTGTTTTCCTCAACGGCAGCAGACCACTGCTGAGCAGTGGTCTTCGTGTTGTCGTTACCGCGACTGAGCCTCTCCTGCACCTCGACGAGTTCGGCGATCTTCGCCTTGAGGACATCCTGCGACCCGCGCAACGCGTCGATCTGTGCGCGTGCGTCGCCTGCCGCCTTCGCGCCCAGGATCTGCGAGTCGGCCCACCTGTGTGCGGCTTCCTTGATGCGGTCGTACTGACTCTCGCCCGCCTGGAACGCGAGCCACAGGGCTGCGAGCGCGCCAACGCCCACTGCGAGCGCGCCGCCGACGAGCACCGTGGAGAGCGACATGGCCTTGAGGGCTTCGACCGCGTACATGACCTTGAGCGCAAGGGTCTGCGCGCCACTGGCACCAGCGGCGAACCAGTCGGCAAGGCTGTTCCCGGCCTTCATCAGTTGGCCCACAACCGTGATGACCGGACCTACCGCCGCGGCAAAGAGGAGCGTCCCCCCGACGGCCTGCTTCGCGCCGGGGCCGAGTTCGTCGAGCCAACGCGCGAAGCCCTGCAACGCAGACGCACCTGAGCGGAGCGCGGGGGCAAACACGCCGATGATCGTCGCCCCCGCGTTCATGAGCGATTCCTTCGCTCGGCTGACCTGGCCCGCGAGGGTCTTGCCGTACGCTTCCGCGCTCCCGCCGACCTGAGTTTCGAGCTCCTTCAAGATGAGCTTCTGCGCGGAGAGGACATCGCCGCTCTCCACGAAGGACTGGATCTGTGCCTTCTGCTGATCGGTGAGCTGAACGCCAGCCTTCCCGAGGGCAGTGACACCAGCGATCGGGTCGTTGAGCGCCTTGCCGAGCATGATCGACGCGGCGTTCATGTCGGAGCCGAGAGCGACGGACAAGTCCAGGGCGATCTCAGTCGCCTGGGTGAAGATGTCGTTTCCCTTGCCCGCTTCGTTGCGAATCCGAGTGAAGGTCAACAGGAGGTTGGACCCCGACGCGATCGCTTCGTCGTCAATGCCGGACTTGGTCATCAGCGCCGACGACAGGTTCGCAACCTGCCCGGCCGTCACGTTCGCGGCGGAACCAGTCGAGCGGATCGCAGCCTCGGTCTGTGCAGCGACCTTGCCGGACTCGGCAAGCTCCCGGAACGCCAGGAACCCGAGGGCAGCGATGGGCAGCGTGACAGCCTTCGTGAGCGTCGAGCCCACCTGCGTCATCTTCTGAGCCGTGGATTCCCACTTCGATGAGAAGCTGTCCGCCGCAGCGGCGGACTGGCTGAGTGCGCGTTGTGCGCTGGTCGCGTCGCCGACGATCGTGATGGTGACGTTCTTCGCCATCACTCACCGCCCATCTTGTTTGCCGCTTCGATATAGCCATCGAGCTCGCGGCGCGACAGGCGATGAACATCCCAGGGCAGCAGCCCGAAGTGATACGAGAGCTTGGGCCAGTACGCCGCGCACCTGGCCCTCAGGATTCCGGGAGGTCGTCGTCCTCCCCGCCGAAGTCGACGGCGATCGTGTCGAGCTTCTCGAACTCCGGTTCCGCAATGAGGTACGGCAGGCGCGGTTCGCCGTTCGCTCGACGAGCGAGCCACCAGAGCACGCACACGGTGACGTCGGAAACGTCAGCCATCCAGGCCTCGAGCGACAACCCGGTCTCGATCTTGCACGCTCGCTTCTCGCCGAGCGACAAGTTGCCGTACACAAGCACCATCTCGTTGCCGTTAGCGGTAACGGTGAGCGCGGTCGGTTCCTCGCCTGCCATGGTGCTCCCTCAGTTGATGACGTGCAGACCGCGACGCGCTTGGACGCGGCCGCCCCCTGCGTTCTCGATGATGCGGACGAGGTCGCCGAGCATCTCGTCGTACTGCTCGGCCACCTCGGACTCGTGACGACGCGCTGCGTCCCACAGGAAGGGGCGGGCGCGGATCGGGTTGCGCCCCATTCGGTTCCCTGGCGGCGAACCGACATTCCCCGTCGTGCGACCCCAATGGATCGCGCCCGCGTAACCGACTCGCGCTTGACCGGCTACGGCGCGACCGGAACGCTGCGAGCCGAGAGCGCGAAGCGACCGGCTCAGCGCGCCGGAGCGCACAGGGACGGCGGGGAGCGCTCGATCGACGACGATCTGAGCCGCGCTCTTGTTCGCGCCCCCAAGCAGGGAGGGCAAGCCGTCGCCGGCAGAACGCAGTGCCGAGCGCAGTTCCTTGCCGCCCTCGACGCGAACCCCAAGGGAGGCCACGGTCAGGCCGTGGTGGTCGTCACGTCACCCGTGACGGTGAGCTCCACCGTGACCGCGTTCGGGTTGCCGACATCCGAGTCGACGTTCAGGCCGGACAGGAAGCACTCTCCGGTCATCTTCGGGTACGTCGAGGTCGTGCCCGCCGGGTAGTACTCGAACGAGAGCGACCCATTGCCGGACGTGAGTCCGCCGCCGTTGCCCCAGATCGTCGCGAAGTGGGCGTACAGCGCGCCGTCGAAGGGGCCAGCGAGGGGAATCTTGTCGCCGTCCTTCAAGCCGGGGATGCGGGTCTTGGCCGCAGCACCGAACGTCGTGGTGTCGAGCATGTCGACCTTGAGTCCGACACCACCCTTGTTGAGGTACGCGGACAGGTCGACGAGCGAACCTGCGCCGCTGTCGACCTTGATGACCGCGTTCTTGCCGGCGGAGAAAGCCACAGGGGACTCCTTGGATCAGCCCGCGAGCGGGCAAGGGTGAAGGGCCGAACGAGGGGGTAACGGGGGATGTCAGCGACGAGCGAAGGACATCTGGAACGTCACAGACCCGGAGCCCGTGACATCCGCGAACGCACGCAGGTACCGGTTGACGGTGCCTGTCGCGGTCTTGCGTTCCGAGCCGACCGCGGTGACGGACGCGAAGCTCACCAGGTCGCTCCACGACGAGTTGTCCGTCGAGTGCTGCACCTTGAACGCCACGCTCGTCAGGCCCGAATAGGCGGTGACGTGCAACGCGCCGGCGCCGCCGCGTGCGGAGCTGCCCGCGTTGTCGACACCGGTACCGTTCGTGTCGGTGGTGATCGCAGCAAGATCGGCGAGGGACACCCCGGTGAGGTCGAGCACGTCATCGGCTTGGAGGTCGAGGGTCCAGCCAACGACCCCGCCCACATCGGCGTCGATCGGGTAGGACTCCTCGCGGGGCGTGCCGAGAATCACCGGGTTCCCGCGGGCGAAGCCGGTCGGCGCGTAGGAGAACACGTCCGCGGTCGCGACGCCGAGCATGTCGAACATCTGCCGGTGTTGCGCTGTCGCGTCGGTGTCGGTGTCGAGGTAGCCAGCGACGGACACCTTGCCATCGGAATGTCCAGGAATCCGCGTGCGCGACGAGTTGACCATCGTTGTCGTCTCGAGCATGTCGATCGTGCCGGCGACACCGACCTTCGTCGCGTAGCCAGAGAGAGCGAAGTCGCCGAGGATCACCCGCGCGGCCTGAGCCGATGAAGCCGACATCAGCCCTCCACTTCTTCGAGCACGCCGTCAGCGAGCCACTGCTTCGCGACCTTCACGGGAACATCGGTGACGATCTCGCCAGGCTCGCCGCGCACTTCGGCGCCCTTGACGAGATAGTTGACCCCGACGAGTACGCGGTACGAGTCAGCCATTCGCCATCATCTCCAACTCGAAACGCGCGCCGAGGTAGGTGACGCCAGTGATCTCCAGCCAGCCGTAATCCACGATGCGCTTCACGGTCAGCCAATCGAGCACGGCTGCGATCGGGTTCTCGGTCGGGTTTGCAGGGTCGAACCGTTCGAGCGTCGCCTTCACCGACAAACTTCCAGACGACGCGCAGTAGGCGTCGAGGTTCTCCTGCGAGGTGCGATCCATCGCGGTCGACACGCAGACGGTGAGTCCGAGCGTGTAGTAGTCCGCTCCGCGCGCCATCGTGGTGTCGAAGTCGATCGCGAGTGGATGAACGAACCCGGTCGGTGGCGTGATCTTGTTCGGGACGTACGCACGTGCGCGCGTACCCAGCACGGGGATCGGTGCAAGGCTCGCTGCGATCGCTGTGCGGATCTCTGCGAGCTCGGCCATCAGCCGATCGCCACTGACCGCGCGACGCGCCGGTACCCACTCAAGGGGCGGACGAAGTCGGGATCATCGAAGTGCGAGACGCGCACCGGACCGAACGCCTCGAACCCCCCAAGGATGCCTTCGGGTGAGTCCTTGCGGCGGAACAGACGCGCACCTTCGATCAACGTCGCGGTACGGATCGGGGCCGGGATGCTCGACCATCCCCACGCCGCGGTGACTTGCACCGCGGCACGGTTCGTCATCGTCGGGAACCGACGAAGCCCGACCGCGATGATCTCCTCGTACGGCCACGGACGTCCGCGCTTGAGGCCGTTCGATGGCCGCAACGCGAAGTCGGTGCCGTACGTCCAGGTCGTCTCGTACGTGCCGTCGTCGTTGTCGTCGGTCTTCACGACGAGACCGGTCGTCGACCAGAAGTCGTGGACCATCAGGTAGCCCGACGTGTCCGCGTGGTACGTCCGTGCGGACGCGTCGACGATCTCGGTCTTGTCGAAGCTCCGACCGGCCCATCCGACCGCGACGTCGCATGCGGTGTCGGCGGCAAGGTCGAACTCGGTGGAGTCCTCCGTGTCGTTGACGCCCATGTACGCGGCGAGGTCGTTCCCGGTGATGATCGGCAAGGGTCAGCCTTCGACGTCGGGGTCTTCGTCAGGGTCCGGGTCGTCGCCGGTCGCGGTCAGGGGGGTGAGCCTCTCGACGATCGCGGCGCGGGACTTCGCGGTATCGAGGTCGATGCCGCGTTCCTCCGCGAGTGCTCGCAGCGCCTTGACGTTCAGCCCCGCGAACGGGTCGCCACCTTCCGGTTCGGACTCGACCGCCTTGCGTACCCAGCGGGTCGTCTCGACCGTCTCGAACCCGCCGCCGGGCACGGCGACACGATCGGTCGCGGTGACGACCTGCTCGCAGGAGTCGGGGTCGATCGGCTGGATGTCGCCCTTGGAGAGCTGCTCCTGGAACCGTTCGGCGGCGAACCCCGAGTCTGGGATGTCCAGCTCGAGGATGTCGCCGCCGACGGTCAGGAACAGGCCAGTTGCGGGCATCAGCGGGGCACCCGCACCGCGGAGACGGTGCCGGCGAACGACGCGGCCAGGTCGATCAGCAGCGTGCCGTCGTTCTGGGCGAACCGTGCCGACTCCAAGCCGGCGACGGTGATGTCGCCCGTGGTGGCGGGGACGGTGATGTCGAGGTTGCCTTGTCCGGCAGAGAGCGCCGGGGGGTTGTCGCCTGCGACGATCGTCGCGACCCGGTCGGAGCCGTTCGTGTTCGTGAAGCGGAACACGTACTCCTCCAGCGGGTAGCCGGCGAGGTCGACGATGTGGTCGTTGGTGGTGTCGGCAGTGACACCCGCGTTGGTGGTGGCACCGGTGCGGGAGAGAACGCCGACGGTGACTGCGGTACGAGCCATGAGGGTTGCTCCTTGACTGGAACGGAACGTGGACGACAAGCAGCCCCGCCCGCGGGGAACGGGCGGGGCCTACTGGTCAGGTGATGCTCGCGACGACCGTGGCGATCGCGTCGGGACGGACGAGCTTGGCGCCGTAGACGTGCAGCCCACGGACACCGGTGCCGAAGGTCGTCTGGAGGCGCAGGTTCTCCACCTCGACGATCTGCTCGGCGTAGCTGATCGCCATCGGATGACCGGCGATGACGGCGTAGTCGTCGCCGGTGACGAGCGGCGCGTTGTTCGACATCAGCACGTCGAAACCGAGACCTCGACCGATGATGCCGTTGCGCAGCGCCTGGTCGGTGCCGGACGCGTCGACTCGCACGAACCGGTCGTCTTCGAGCAGCAGGCCCTCGTACCAGGACGGCACGACGGCGTAGCGGCCTTCGAGCGGCACGTTCGCCTCGTCGAGCTTCGTCTTGAGCTTGCGGAGCTGCGTGTACGCCAGCGCTGCGGTCGTCACGGAGACGGTGCCGATCGCGTTGGCCGACTGCGCGCCGGTGTAGAGCGACGCGACGTACTGGTCTGCGAGGTCACGCAGCCCGTAGGTCGCCTCCGACAGCGCGCCGTCGAGTTCACCGCCAGGGCTCTGTGCCGTGTCGATGTCGTCGACCACGAACGAGAAGCTCTTGGCCTGGTCGATCCGCAGCACACGGTCGGCGTCGGTCAGGGTCTCGTAGGTGAGCGTGCCGTTCTTCGCGTACGTCGAGATCGTCGGACGCGAGATCGACCGGATGTGGACGGTGTCGCCCTGGTTGGCGATGTCTCCCTCGTAGTTGCGGTTCACCACGGTGGGCTGGCCGTACACGAGGTTCTTCTTGAGGGACTCCAGGATCTGGGCGGCCCAGATTTCCGGGATGAACGTGAGTGGCATCGGGTTCTCCTTGACGTGAGCCGGCTACGTGATGCCCTGCATCTCGTCGAGTTGGCCCTTCGAGCGGGCCTCGACGATCTGCTCGGGCGTCATGGTCTTGAGGTCGTCCCGGCGGAGCTGCGCGGGGCGGTCGCCGCGTGCGCCTCCATCGGGGCTACCGGGGCCAGTCGGCTTCGCGCCTGCGGCCAGGTAGGGCTTGTGCTTCACCAGGTCCGCGATCGCCGCGTCGATGGTCTTGTCGTCCACCGATCCGTCGTCACCCTTCGCGAGTGCAGACGCGTCGATGAGCTTGGTGGCATCGCTCGGGTCCGCGAGTTTCCCGGCGGCTCGGGCGAGGAGTTGCGCGTCGAGCAGTCGCTGCTCGTACGCGGTGGTGACTTCGGACCGTGCAGCGTCCGCGGCTTCCTTACGGGCCGCTGCGATCGCGCGTTCGGTCTCGGACTTGTTCGCGTTCTCGAACTCGTCGAGGCGCGTCTTCAACGCATCGCGCTCAGAGGCTGCGTCGCGTGCGGCACGTTCGGCGCTCGACCGTGCGGCACGTTCGGCGTCGAGGGCACGCTTGCCTGCGTCGCCGAGCACGTCCGGCGGCGGGTCGGCCGGGGGTGCGGGGGGTGGTGCAGGCAGAGCGGGCGGCTCGTCGGGCGCGTAGAGGTACAGGGGGTTGCGGAGCATCGCGCTCCTCCTTGATGACAGGCCGAGGCGTCGCGCCCCGACGAGGGTCAGTCGGCGTCGTCGAATGCGGTCCAGGCCGGTTGGGCCTTGGTCCCGCTGTTGCGATGCCACACGCCGGTGTCGAGTCGAACGACGAGGCTTCCCTTGCCGTAGACGCCTTCGCCCGTCGCGGGCGGTGAGCCGTCCGTGTAGTCGACGGGCGCGCCTGCGGTGGTCGCGACGTACAGGTCGTTGCCGAGGTACAGCGGCGTGGACAGCGCGCCACTCACACCGGAAGCGACCGCGGCTGCCACGGTGGACGCGGACACCCACGACACGACACCGTCGACGACCGAGAGGTACTTCGCCTCGCCGTCCACGGCTGGCGTCGGGATGGATGCGAGTGCCGCGACGGTTGCCGCGTTGCGAGGTTCGGCCATCGGGCGCTCCTACTCGGTTGGTGCGGGTCGCGCGTCTTGGGATTGCGTGGCGTACGCGGTCGGGTCGATGCCGAGCTCGCGCATCTCGGCCATCTGCGCCTTGAACCGTTCGATCTCCGTCGGCGAGTAGCCGGCGCGTTCCCACAGCGCGGGAAGCGGAACCCCGAGAGAGCGCTGCTTCACGATGGCGTCGATGTGTTCGGCCTCGGACCGCGATTCGGGGTCGCGCCAGATCGTCTCGATGTGCGCGCCCGCGGCGCGCTTCTTGTCGCCCGCGGCGAGGAACGCGAGTCGTACGGTCGCTTCGTGTGCTTCGCCGAAGTGGCGCATCTTGCGGCGGGCCTTCGCGACCAGTCCGGTCTCGGCGCTCTTGATGCTCTCGCCGGAGGGGAACTGGCCGGACAGGTAGAAGTAGTGCGGCGGGGTGCGGGTCTGTGACGCGATGTGCTGGACGATCAACTCGATCGCGGTCGTGTAGTTGCCCAGCTCGGTGACGTCGAAGTTGCCGAACTGCGTGTCCTTGTCGGGCGACGTCCACAGCCGGTTGATCGCATGCTGGAACGACTCTGACGGCCCCTTCTCGTCGGGGTCCTCGGGGATCTCCAGGCCGGTTGCCCACCGTTGACGGAACGCCGCGAACTCCGAGGCGACCATCATGTCGGCGAGGAGCTTGTTGGTGGCGTCCTGCATCGGGATCACGTTCTTGATCTCCGACACGCCTGTCCCGCGGATGCGGGGCTTGTTGTACAGCGGCACGACGGGGACGACACCGAGCGGGTTCGGCAACGGCCACGGCTCATCGGCGACGAGACGGGCGGTCCATCCCCCGAACGCGGTCGACGTCCAGCCCGACACGCCACCCTGCGACGCCATCGCGCCGAGGCGACGTTCGTACTTCCACACCGCGCCCGGCAGGTACAGCGTCGCGTACAGCATCGCGGCGTCCGAATCCCGCCACACCTTCAACGCCGCGAGTCGTTCACGTCGCGCGCCGGCGGCGTGCTGGACGATCATCTCCTGCGGGTCCTCGACGCAGATCAGCGGCGTCTTCTCACCCGGCCACACCAACGTGTAGGCCATGCCGTTGACGAGCGCCTCGGTGTGGACGAGCTGCGAATCGGCGTCGAGCTGGTTCGCCTGCCAGAACTCCCACGCGCGCTTCTCGCCGGTCTTGTCGTTCGGGAGTCGGAATCCTTCGACATCCAGGCGTTCCTCGACCGCGTCGACGACGAGCTCGGTCCAGTTGTCGGCGAACTCGGTGAACAGCCCGGCGAACGCTTCACGGAACTTCCCGGTGGCGAACAGCAACGGGTGGTCCCCGGTGTAGTACCGGTCGTACTTAGCGATGGTCCGGTTGCGATCCGCAAGGGCTCGTTCGAGCTTCACGACCCACGCGAGCGCCACCCTCGCATCGCTCGCCATCGAGACGTTCGAGTACTCGGCGAGGGAGGTCACGGTCACCGTTGCCTCCAGGCCGTTCAGAACGAGACGAGACGCGCCGGCTTCTTCGCTTCACGCGTCGTTGCCCACAAGTGCCGGGCGACGGTCGCCGCGACGAGCGGGCTGATGTCCACCGCCGAATCGCGCCGTGACCACTTCCACGAGTCGCCAACCTGACGGCGACCCGCACCCTCCACCGCGGCGTTCAACGCGAGCTCGCCACGATGCACGAGGGTGTGACCTACCGCGTCACGCAGGAACGCCTCGCATGCCTGCGCCGACTCACGACCGTCGAGCAGCACGAGCTTCCCGTTCGGGGTCTTCGGTCCCCGGATGACGAACCCGGCCTTCTCGAGGTCGGGAATCAACGCGCCCGCCGGGCCTGTCGGGTCCATCCCGATCGCGGAGACGTCGTGTTCGGCGTCCAGTTCAACGAGACGCGGGACGATCCACCCGGTGCCCGGCTGATGCGCGGTGACGTGCAACGCGCCACCACAGGTGACGATCCCGCCCGACATGTGACCAGGCGCGACATCGAAGCCGAGGGTGCAGGGCTCGTCGATCGTCGCTGTCGCGTTGGTGCATGCGGCCCACGCGTCCGCCGGGATTCCACCGCCGCCGAGGGCAGGTTCGTCCCACCATCCGAGGAACTCGCGGGCGAACTCCTCCGGTGGGAGGGAGCGGCGCATCGCGGCGACGAACTCGATCGAGATACGCCGGCCGAGCGCAAGGTTGGCCTCTTGCCACAGGGCACGGTCGTCGAGGACACAGCCGACTGAGCCGAAACGGTGGTCACAGTTCGGCGCATCACATGGTCGTTCCGTCGCGCACCATTCGATCCAGACGAGACCAGGGTCACCGCCTGGCCGACCCCGATCACGGAGGCGTCGCAGCATCTCGGAGTAGATCAGCCCGGCCGACGAGCCGTACCGGACTTGCGGGTCGCCGGTCATCGACATCGCCGCCATGGTCGGCAGCAACGAACCGAGGTGGGTGGCTTGCCCGGCGAACCACTCGTCCATGAACAACCGTGGCGCAGTGAGTCCTCGACCGCCGCCCTTCGTGCGGGCCTTGAACCGGAGGCGCTGGCCGGACATGAACTCGATGCCTTCGTCGCCGTTCGCGTGGTTGATCTTCTTCACCCGACGGGAGATCAACGGCGAACCCTCGACGAGGTGCTCCATGTCGAGGAACGCTTCCATCGCGGTGTTGAACTCGTGCGCCGACCACACGACGAGCGGCTGATCGAACAGCAGCAGGTCGCCCCAGGCTTGCGCCTTGAAAACGTGGGTCTTGATGTTCTGGCGAGGTGCGACGATCGCAGCTTCCAACGCGGCGAGCTTGCCGTCCGCGCCGATAGCGTTGATGGCGTCGAGGGCCAGTTCCTGCTCCGGGTCGAGAGGCAACCCGATCTCGTGGGCGAGGCCAACCACTTCCGGCCCGTACGTCGAGACGTGCTCCGGCACCCACAGATGGGCGGGACGGACGAGCGTGTCAGCGGACGACACTGAGCCGACGTTCGCCAGTCTTCATGCGGAGCTGGTCGATCGGATCAGCAGCACGTTCCGCGTCCTTCAACGCGAGCTCCATCGCCGCTCGGTACTCCCTGTGCAGCGCGGCAACACTCGACCCGGAATCGCGAGCTCCGCGCATCAGACGCTCAGCGAGGAACATCGCGCTGTGCCCTTCCGGGGAACCGAGACGCCCAGCATCCTCGAGACGCTTGCGGGTCGCGGCAGCCAGATCATCCGTCTCGCCATCAGGCGCCGGTAGCGGCAACACGACTCCGCCAGCGCGCCGTTCAGCGCGCCACACCCGATCGCGTTCACGCTTGCACTCGATCCGATCACAGAACCGCGACCGCTTCGTCTTCGCCTCGTACGGCTCGGCGCACGCATCGCACGGACGCTCCATCGCGCGGCCTCCCGCGGTCACCACCCAGGCGGTGGCGGTGGGTCGAATCGGTCAGCACGACGACGGTTCGTCACCCGCGCACCAGCAGCCCGGTTGCACGACGCGTGCTCCGGTCCCGTCCACGACTTCCGATCATCGGAATGCCCGAGGTCCCACGGATCGTCCGGCTGAATCCGATCACCACACCGCGCGCACGACGCCTGCCCTGAACGGACCAGCGGCTCGATCGACTCCCGCATCCGGCGGTGATCCGGCCCGTAACCCCTCGCAGCCGGAGACAGCTTCCGCTTCACGAACGACCGACCCCAACACCTCGGGGAGGGAGACGAAAAGAGCGGGGTGCTGCGTTCGCGCGCTCGGCTTGTGGTTGTACCCCCCTTCCCGTTGAGGGGTCGTGCGCGTTTCGCGTTCGCGTTTCGATCGCGATGTGCGAGTGACGGTGCATCGCGTCACCGCCTGAGCTGCGATGGAGGCAGGGCGCAGAGTCGAACTGCGCTGTGCTCGGGGTATGAACCCGGCCGGTTCCCGGACACCCTGCACGGGCTGGTGTTCTGACCTTGCGGTGGGCGCAGGTCTCAGAACTAGAACGGGAGATTACACGACTGTCATTCGACACGCAAGGATGGTCAATGGGAGTAGGGCTAGGTGTCTGTCCCCGTGTCCCCAAGCACTGCTGGACCCGTCGGACTCGTGCTGGACATGAACGGATCGCCTGCAACCAGATCCAGCAGGTCTGCGGCGGCCCTGTCCCATGCCCGGGCGAACTGATCGAGCTGACCGACGAGGTCACGCCAGCCGCCGGTGGCGCGGACCTCGTGGGGGAGGTTCATGCTGCCTTCCACAGTTCTTGGGGTCGTTCCTGCCCGTCGTTGCGTTCACGGTACTTGCGGCATGGGTCACACCTCGGGCCGGTCGGGGTGCCTCGCAGCCTGTCGTCTCCGACACCAGTGCAGTAGTCGTTGCAGTTCCCGCAGTGGCCTTCACCCGCAGCACGCTGGGATTGGGCCGCGATGGAGGCTTGCTCACGGCGGGCTTCGTCTCGGAGGTCGTGAAGGAAGTTCTCCTGCGCCCTGCGTGCCGCGACTGCTGCCTCGTTGAGATCCTTCACGGCTCGGAGATACCGCGCCCACTGGACGTCGATCTCGTCGCTACCGGCGAGGGCGCGTTCCATCCGCTGCTCGGGACCCGTGAGCTCTTGACCGCCGCGTCCGTCGCCTTCGTAGTTCCTTCCCTTCCTGCCGTCATCGACCCAGGCTTGATGGGTTGCTGACGCGCGGGCCGCGTTCGCTTCCAGGGTCGCGGCGTCACCTTGGATCGCCCGACACACCGCCTCGATCTGACGGACAGACCTGCTCATGTTGATGTCTCCTCGGTATCGGGATCACAGGGCCGCCAGGTCACCTCGCAGTTGCGGGACACACGGGTTTGCCGACCCTTCGGTCTCGGCTCACCAGATGCGTAGAAGAACTGCGCAAGGAGCGCATCGCCAACAGGGCGATACCGCGCGATGACGTCGGTCGGTCGATCGCTCACAGCTCGACTCCTTCGGGGCTCAGATGGTCATCGGGGAAGGCAGTGCCAAGTACACGCTCGAGCTCGGCGGGCGAGTCAAGGACGAGTACCTGTCGGTCATCACCGAGCCCGACGACCGAGGGCAGGCGCCCGTGTCCGCAGCACGACCACCGCGTGAGGAGCCCACCCGCGTTGAGCGCAGCGACAAGCGGCACCAAGCACGGGTCGCACCAGACCAACGGTCTGCCCGCGTCGTCGCGTTCGACGATGACCATCGCTGCTTCACGGTTGGCGTGGTCACACATCAGCGTCAGCCCCTTGGTGGTCACACACAGCCATGCCGGTCTCAGTGAGATACCAGCCGTTGTCTTCGATGCAACGCGGGCAGCGTTTCCCGTTCGGTGTTGATGGCACGGGATCGAAGTCGATTGTGGCGGGCTTGAGATCGAGATACTCCGACCAGGACCCGTCCGGTCCGCTCAGGAACGTGGCGCCGTACTTGAGGTAGCCAGGCTCGATCCCAGCCGCAGCTTGGGCGGCGAGGTACGCGTCGCGTGCTTCGATCAGGCGTTCGTGAGGAATGCCTTGTCGGCGCCGAGCCTGGTAGTGCTTCCGTGCGTCGGCTTTGTCGGTCTTGCGTGGATACCCCGACCACCATGCTTCGAAGTCGGACGTGTACGGCTCAGCCGCCGGCTGAGGACTTCCTACTCCCTCTCCTACACCAACTCCGCCGTCCCCCTCCGGCGTCTCGTCGCGTTCCGCCGTACCGTTACGGCGATCCGCCGTAGAGCTACCGCGAGGCTCCGGCGGATCGGGGATCTTCGACGGCGACGGGTGACGCGGCTTCTGCTTCTCCGTGAACGCGACGACCTCCAAGAACGAACGGCCCTCAACCTCGTAGCGGACGATCAACCCGACCTTGTCGAGTTCCGCGAGCCACTCGTCCACGTCGCGGGGCAACACGTCGTCATGGAGCGGGAACAGCGCCGCCCAGATCAGCCTCGGGTGGTCCTCGCAGCGGCCCGCGTCGTCGCAGTGGGTTTGGAGACGCCAGTAGCACCGTTCGGCGTTGCCAGACGTGTGGGCGAGCTTCTCTGAGGTGCATGCCTCGGGGTGGATGGAGCGAATACGGGGCATCAGACGTTCGCCATTCCACGCATGGCATCGGTCCAGAACTCGAGCAGTTCGTCTTCAGCGGAGGCCCTAGCCCAACGGTCGACCTCGAGACCGCGATCGAACCCGAGCCGACGACCCTGGTCGAACGCACATGGCGAACAGACGGCAGGCGGATCCGGAGCACCGCATTCCGCACATCGCCACATCGGAGAGGGAGACGCTTCGACAACATCACCAAGAGCCGCGAGCTCGCGCGCATGCTCCTGGAGCTCGGACAACATGTTCCAACCGATGCCGCAGAAGTACCGCCATTCGTTGCCGCCCTTGATCTTGTCGTTCATCGCGGCGGGGATGTTGTAGACGAGCTCGTCGATCGTCAGACCACCTACCAGCCATCGCTCAACGGTCTGCCGCCAGTCGTTTGCACGCTCGACCTCGACGCGCTGCTCGCCCGCGCCGTAACCCCAGCGCGCCCACGCCGCGCCGAACCGGTCGATCTCTCCGACAAGATCGGAGAACTTCTCGGAACGTTCCTCCATGGCGCGGCGAAGCGCACTCGAGTAGCGCAAGGCGTCGGCCGCGACGTCGTCAACCAGGGCCGAGTCGGGAGCGATGCTCGCCTTCCCGGCGTTGCACGACGTGCAAGCCGCTACGAGGTTCGACGGGGCGTCGCTGCCACCGAGTGACTCTGGGACGACATGGTCGACCGTGAGTTTGACGTCAGGCGCCGCTGCACCGCAGTAGCGGCACTGATGGTTGTCGCGACGCAGGATCTCGAACCGAAGCCGACCCTTGACTGCCATCTAGCTCCCTCCTTGGGAAACCGGGACAGGCGCCCAGAAGTCACGGTGGTAGGTGCCGACAGTGCGGTTCCCCGACGGGATCACCCAGACGCGCAAACCCTCGGCGTGGACGAGAATCCCGGTCCTACCGGGAGTCAACGCCCCGGAGCGAACGGCAAGCTCCGTTGCGACAACACGCTCACCCCACCGCGCGCTCATGGGGTGTGCTCCCCACCAGAACCACAGATCGCCTCGTAGAGACGCTTCGCCCAACGCGCATCACCAAGCGCGGTGTGTCGATCATCGTCAGAGGGAGGCATCGCGCCACACTCGACGGAGAGATCGTCCGAACGCCACGGCAGAGGCGGCGTGTAGGCGGACGCCATGCCGCGCAGGTAGCCGACAGCGAGGGCTTCCACGTCGATCAGGTGGTAGTGCCACTCCGGGCAGGCGCCATTCGCTCGGAGCAACTTCCGCAGGCGTTCCTCATCGAACGACGGGACCGCACCAACAAGGTGCCGACCACGCGTCAACCGTGCGAACGCCTCGGCGTATGTGGGCAACGACACCAGTTGAGTGGCGTCGACACGCCGCTCGTGGTACCCACTGATCCGCAACGCGACAGGGTCAGCGCGTCCGAGATCGACCGGCAACTGCCAGACATGCTCGCGCTCATCGACGATCAGCGCCACCTCCCAAACCTCGTGCCGATCCGGGTCGAGCCCCGTCGTCTCCGTGTCGACGAACGCAAGTCCGCTCATCTTTCATTGCTCCTGTTCTTCGGTTGGGTTGAGAACCCCACCAGACGCGGGCGCGGCAAGGACTTCGACGCGACGGAGCAGCGCGGCCTGCATCTCCGAGTCATGCAGCAACGCGACACCCCACGCGTCGCGTTCTTCGGTGAGGGTGGCTACACGACCAAGGAGGTACGGGATGTCAGCACGCGCGTGTGCGGCGAACTCGACATCGTCAGCCAACGACAAGTGCAGGACGCAGCGCGGGTCCCACGGGCCAGGCGATGCGGCTTGATGGCGCGCCTGAATCTCTGTTTCGCGGTCAGTCATGGGACACCTCAGGGAACACGAACAGAGGACGACCACGCTCGAAGGGTCCGCGGTCGAGCTGCTCACCGACCCGCTCCCCGCCCATTGCGGCTATCAACGTCTCAGGATGGGCAAGCAACGCATCCACCACCGTTCGAGCGTCGTCACGGAACTCGACGTGAGGTTGTCCCTCTGGCCCGAGAGCGGGCATGCCATCTGACGCCACAGTGCGGTCGCTGGCGATGGCCTTCGCCACCACTACTTCCAGTTCTGCTCTTGCTGTTTCGCGGCTGTCACCCACGGTCAGACTCCGCGACGGGCTCCCAGCCCCACTCGAACATGCCGCTGTCGAACACTTCGGCCTGGGCGTACTCGTTGACGAGCTGCGCGCGTTCGGCATCCGTCAGGCCATCCAGGTCCTCGTCGGGAACGTCGATGACCTCCTCGACCTTGGAACCGATGCGGTTGGTAGCGACGTACACCTTGACCTTCATTGGTTGGTTCCTCCTTCCTGACGTACAGGGAGCGCGCCCCACGACGCGTCCCAATCCGCTTGGGTGTCGAGTGGGACGCCGCGGTCGCAGAACCCGCACGCGCCACCCGCTGAGCTGTTGCCCTTGCCGTCGCAGTAGCGGCACTCCTTCACGCGCTCGGACACCTCGTCCAACTCGCGGGCTATCGCCCGCAGATGCTCGACGTAATCCACACGGTTCGAGTCATTGGCGAAGTCATCGGCCATCTCGCGCAGTTCGCGAATCGTTGATTCCAAACTCACGGCGCCTCCCCCGTTTCGTTCTTCAAGCGAAAGACGCTGACGCCATGCCGAGCGTCAAGCTCTTGGCCAACGTGCCCCGACTGCGTGACCAAACCGTCCTTGACGCGCACACCAACGACGCGCTCCATCGTTTCTGTGATGTGGAGTGGCAGGGTGCTCTCACCAGAACCACCACGGACATCGCACGGTGCGTCGCTGATCCCACAGGCGTCGGTGCCGCTTCCTTCGCACGTTTCGCATTTGGCTTTGACCGCGAACACGGCACGAAGCACGGCCTCGCCTTCCTCCATCGCCAACTCGTGCAACTCTTCATGGTCGAAGTCGTACAACGCTTTTGCGGCTGCTTCGATGAGTGCAGGGTGAATGTCCATCACGCGATCTCCTGTGCTCACCTGGACTCCTCAAGACAAAGAGACGCGAGAAGCTGCGCGCCGATGAACTCCGTGTACGCCGGAGGGATCGCCTCCTGGAGTTCGACCAGGGTCATCCAGTCGATGCCCATCGCCTCGTCTTGCAACTTCTTGGGGATTCGCCACTCACCAATCACGGGCACTCGGCGGCGCTGCCTGCCCGTCGCGTGCTTGTACGCCGGGTTCCACGGGTTGCGGGCGTGTTGACACGCGACTCCCCAAAGGGCGACGCTCGACTCGAACCAGCGGTGTCGCTGCACTCCCGTATCGAGGCCCGTCCCGCACACCTGCACGGCTCCCGGCATCGGCGCACCGGGGACGTTCTCGATCACCCACACCCGGCCGCGGTCGCGCAGAAGCTCACGGGTCGGTCCGATGAGATCCGGCTGACCGTCCTTCGACCCAGGCCGACAGTCACGCATCTTCGACCAGAGGTAACAGACCGGCGACGCGTGGATCGCGTCGTACTCGTGGCCGTGCGCGGCGATGAACTCGAGCGCGTCTCCCTGATGGAACGCGTCGCCGACGTACCGCGGTTGCGGGTTGATGTCGACCCCGGTGACGTGGAAGCCGGCTCGCTGGTAGCCGCGGGTTGCGCCCCCGGCGCCACAGAACGCGTCGAGGAGCTTCATGTCGCGTCCTCTGGCGTCCAGTCCTTCTCGGTGGGATACCAGATCACGACCCGTCTCCTGACGGGGAGAGAGCCGCGAGGGCGGCGTCATGAGCGACACCGATGGGGACCGTCACGTCGTCCTGGTTGATGCCTTCGAGGCCCGCGACGATTCCAGGCCACGCCAACTTCAACGCGTGACGCAGCGCGTCTCGCTCTTCGCGGAGTCGGGTGACCTCGGCCTCCGCGGCGACGGCGCTCTCGTTCGCTGCGATAGCACGGTCAGCCATCTCATCGGCGTGAGAGGACTGCAACGCCGCTGCCTCGCGTGCGCCGTCTCTCTCGGCCTCCGCGGCTTCCAACGCGTCGAGAACCCACAGGATGCGGCGCGGAGGCAAGCGACGATTCCCCACCCAGAAGTCCAAGTCCACGCGCTCCGCGCGCTCGGCGAGGTCGCGCAGTTCATCCGCCGCTTCTCTGTCGGGGTGCTCAGGCATTGGAAACCTCCTCCACGTGCTCGGCGTGGATAGACCGCATCGCTCGCGGCTCGTCGCGCTGCTCGGCGGTCGGGTTCCAACCACAGGAACACACCGACTCATCACCCTTGGGCCAGCCGTTGTAGACATGCTCGGTGTCGGGGTGCTCAGGCACGGTCGTCCTCCCACTTCGGATACCAGAGACCGGAGTGGCCTCGCATCGGGATCGGCGGGCATGTGCCACGCCCGTCGCACGTCGGGCAGGCCATCCATGAGTGCAGATGCCCGTGCAGCCCTCGCGGCGATCCGGGACGATCATCGGGCTGTCGCTTGCCGCCCCAGCAGTGGGGGCATCGATGAGACGTCGGCTCCACATCCGACAGAATCCAGGCGAAGTTCCCCGGCGAGAAGTCCCCGAACGGAAGCTGGTCGTCGATGTTGACGTTCTCGCGTGCATAGCTGCGTTGCAGGAGCAGCAGCGGTGAAGTTGTGTACCGCCGAATCCATCGTCCAGTACGTGCTCGCTGTACCCCATCCAGGATCGGGATGCAGTCCTCTACGACGCAGGACGCCACCACCGCACCAAGCGAGAGGCGCACGTAGTCCTCCAGCGGACGGTCGGGCCATCCCGGCTCGCCATCGCGCATCCACCACGCCGCGGCACTCGCGGTGCAGACCCACGTGCCAACCCGATCGTGCTCGCGCGGAGGGCGCTGCGCCGCGTGGAGGATGAGTCGTCCCCCGATCAACTCCGCAGGACACGCCGACGACCGAGTGAGCATCGAGACGACACCCGCCTCGACGAGCGCCGGGGTCGGCTGCGTGAGAGTGAGCGCAGGAACGGTCACGACGGTCCCCCGACCTGCTCGTAGCCGTAGCCCCAGGAGTCCCAACCGAGACGATCGCGACGAGCGAACAGCTCGACACGGGGTGCAGGAGCGACCTCTTCGATGATGTCGAGGAACACTTCGGGCTTGCGTGAGTGCTCGTACGGCTTCGGCGCAGCGATCACAGATCCGGCCTTGTGGCGTCCCTCGACCTTCGGGCGGCCGTGCGCGCCGACCAGCAGGAACTCTGCGTGATTCGGCGCGACCGAACCGCCGAACGGCGATGGGTTCCCGGTCTTGTGCCAGACCAGCGTCTGCCGGTAGTGGAAGCCCCACGCCTCCATCACCGTGAATGCGTCCGGCAGGTAGGCGTTCGTCGTCCACAGGAACAGCCACGCGTCGGGAGCGGCCAACTCTTCGACCGGGACCGACCGGATTTCGGTCAAGCTCATCGTCGAGTACGGCAACGCTTCGCGCTTGACCGCGTGGCCCTTCTTGTTCGCGCTCCCCGGCATCGTGGCGTGGCTGTCGTAGTGCCACGGCGGGTCTGCGACGATCGTCGAGTACGGCGGCGTCAGCCCCGTCCACGTCTCAGTGAGCGCAGGAACGAGGGTCATCGGTCCTCGTCCTTCAAGTCGCTCGGCCACTCCGGGCGAACTTCATCCCACGAGTAGCGATAGCGACGCTCGCCCGGTCCCGGCCGCACGCCGACGACCATGAGCCACGGCACCACGAGCCACGCCGCCACGTACAGGACGAGACGACGCGCAGGCGGGGCGACCGTGTACTGCTCCGGCGGCTCGTCGTAGGAGCGGTAGTCGTCCCGGTCGTCGAAGCCCCATCGGAGCCACCCCTGACCAGGCTCGAACAGCAGCGTGCGGAGTCGCTCACCCATTGGTGGGTTCCCCACCAGAATGCGCGGCGGCGCGGGTCCGCTCGATCTCGGCGCGAATCTCGTCTCGATGGTCGCCCCACAGCACCACCACTGCGTTAGCGAACTCGTCGCCCCACCGCTTCCAATCGTCCGCCTCGCGACGCACCTGAACGAGTCGTTCGCGTACCGTGAGTGGGTCGAACCCGAGACGCCACAGCAGGCGCTTCCACTTCCCCCGCAGACCACGGACGTGCTCCGGGTACGCATAGAACGCACCGGGCTGCTTCCTTCGGTACCTCACTGTTCCTCCTCTGTGTCGTACCGATCCCCGAACGCGTACGCGACTGCCACACCTACCGCCGCGCCGAACACGAGGACCGCAACCGCGACCACCACACGACGCATCACGACGCCGCCCGCAGAGCGCGACGACGGCCAGTGCGCGTGAACCGATCCGGGAACAACACGCGCTCGTGCTCCTCGTACAGGCCCGACTCGCGCAGGAGACCAACGACGAACTCGCCCGCAGCGGTCAGCTCGTAGTACCAACCGAGTGGCCTGTTCTCGCGCTCGTGCCGCAGCAGCGAGGCACGGTCAGCGCGGTGAACGACGAGACCGCGCCGCATCGCCCCATGAATCGAGCTCACGTAATGCGAAGGTCCCCGCCCTCCATACCGCAAGGACTCGCGCATCTCGCACAACCACACCAACGACTCGACCTGCCGCTTCGACAACGAGAGATCGAACCCGGTGCGAGTGACGTGCTCGCGCAGCAAATCGTTCACTGTCCCCATGCTCCTGGTCCGAGACGCGATGCACACTCCGTCTGGCCCTCACGCGTTGACGGGTCCAACCCGAGGCACGAACCCGAGACGTTGCCGTTCCAGGGCGACACCTCCGCGAAGTGACCAGCGTCAAGCTGGTAGAAGCCGAGGCACCCACGGCCACCACACCCCGTCGGGTTGTACGCGTCCCACCGGCAGCCCGACTCGCCCCGCGCGACGGACTCCGGGATGATCGGATTCGCGCACTCACCATCACCCGCGGCAGGAAGAGCCGGCGCGCTCGGTACCACAACCGGCGGGGCTGGTGTCTCGATCTCTGGTGGGGCTACAGGCATGGGTTCCGGTTCCGGCGCAAGCGTCGTTGTTGTTGAACTTGACGTGGTGGTCGAACTCGACGTGGTGGGAGTCGCGACAGTCCGTTCAGACGACGGCTCGTGAACGGACACGACCGCGATGACAGCCACGCACACCACGCAACCGATGACGATGGACTTCCAAGGTGAAAAGGACACGGGTCACGGCGACTCCTGAGAGACGATGGG